GCTGCTGCCGCAGCGTCAATCTGAGCCCGTGTGCCGCGCTTGATACGGATAGAAGACATGATTACACCCAGGACTTGTTACGGTAGTAGACGTTCCTGTCAGACATCAGAAAGTGCCGCCGTCAATCGACCCGACCGCCAGGGTGACGAACCCGTTACCCGCGTCCTTTGTCCACGTCAGGGACGAGTTGAGGCGGAGGACGCCGTCGGACCCGTTGGTGCCCCAGATGTATCCGGAAGTGCCGCCAGACACGATGGCGACTTTCTCGTCGGTCGATCCGGCCGGAATGTTGAGGGCGGTCTTGAAGGCCGCGAAGGTGATCTTCTTCTCCATTTGCGCGGCCGCCTCGGAGGCGTCGTGCACGATCAGAAGATCTGCGGCCGGGTCGATCGCGGCCAGCGTGGAGAGGGCGTCGATCGCCGGAACCACCGGGAGCTTGGCATCAGCGCCAGTCGCGACGTGCAGAGTGCCGCGATCGGTCGTTACCATCGGCTCGCCGGCAAGCATCAGCGAGGTGGGGAGATTGGTATAGAGTCCGCGTTTGATCTGGATGGTTGCCATCTGTTTAGCCCTGTCAGTTGAACGTGCCGCCGTCTAACCGGCCGCGAAGGTTTGCCGCATCGAAAGCGTCTGAGTAAACCCCTTGAGGGTCGTAGACAAGGGAGTGCATGTCCCCGGCTCCAGGGGTAACCGAAGTCGCCACCCATAGCTTCAGAGTGTCGTCCCAAGTCACAAACTGACCAGCAGTGGCAGACGACGGCAACAGCCTGTTCGCCGGAAAACTGCTTGCAATCTCCTCGGCCTCAACCAGCGTAAAAAGGTCTAGAACCTGGGCGGTGTCAGGGAGAGTGACGTTCCAGATCTCGACGTCGCGCTCGACCGTCGAGAGAGCAAACCGGTAGTAGGCAGTGGTGCCGACGGGGGTGCTGATGACCGAGCTAGGGAACAGCTCGAAGGTCAGCGCCTGGTGCTTGATCGCCCTTGAGATGAAGACCGAGATCGGCTCCATCGTCTCAGAGTGCCAGGCGGTTATGCGAACCCCGCTCTGATCGACCAAGGAAATCGTCAGGATGGATAGGATCGGATCCCCAGATCCCTCGACAACCGGTTTGACCCTGACGGTGGTCATCTGAAATCCCCGGGATCAGGTCAAAGAAATCACCCAGCTGTCGTACGCCGGCCGAGCGGCCAGATTAGTCTCTTCGCCTGGGTTCCCGGGCTGAGGATGTACGAAAGCGGGGTCGTTTGGAGAGGGGACGAGGCCGCCAGAGCCCTCAGAAAACGGCGGAGTGGGCTGGGCGTTGCCGCCCGAGAAGGCAACCCGCTGCAAAGGGAACTCGGGGCCCATCTAGACCTCCTCGAGGCTGCCCAGCTCGATCTGGCGAGCTACAAACGGGTGCTCCGGGACCTCATGGATCGAACCCGGGTAGACGATGACTCCAACCGGGTAACAGTTGATCGGGTAGACGCCCTTCGTCTTCACGCGCAAGATGCGCTCCTTCAAGGAGGGCTTCTCAGCTTGAGGAGGAGCTGCCTGAGAAGAAGCTGGGGCTGGGGCTGGTGGGGCCGCAGGGGCCGCTGGCGGCATGGCGGAAGGAGCGGGAGCCTTGCGTGGGCGCCCCCTCGGTTTCGGTTGCTGGGCCGGCATTTCCACAGTAGCGACTCCACTTATAGATCAATCGCCTGTGGATCATAACAGCCCTGGCCGCATACGCAAGCCAAGAGAGCTGAAACTGCCAGCCTCGTCCCAGCCAGTAACGAAAAAGGGGGCCAGAGGCCCCCAAGAGCTACCACACCACTCAGAGTCGGTTAGCTGTAGTCGACCACCATGCCGGCCTCTTCCATCAGCCGGTAGAGCATCGAGCCGCTGTCGAAGCGGAAGAAATCGGAACGCTGGAGCACCATCTTCTCGACAGCCGAGTAGCTGGCGGTCGCGTTCGTCACCCGGCGCAGGAAGTAGCGGGAATCGAAAACCAGCATGTGGTCGGCCGCCCAGAGACCATCTGACACGATCATGACGTTCGGCGCGTACTGCTCGAAGTTCAGGATCGTCGGCTCGTTGTTGAGGCCGTAGGAGCCCAGGTCACCTACATTCGGCACGGCGGTACGCGGATCGAAGACCAGCGGGCGGTTGGAGCGGCCCATGATGGCCAGGACGTCGTCCAGGGTGCAGATGATGGAGTCGTACTGCACCTTGCGGCTGGGGTCGTTGAGCATCTTGATCCAGCCGGCCTGGGTGACCGCGCCGCCGGTGAAGCCGGAGTCGAAGGCCGTGCCGGCAACCGGGGTCATGGCCGCCTGACCGGCGTCCTTGTTGCCCGCGACGATGGACGCCAGGTCCTCCCACAGCCGGGCCTTCAGCTCGCCCTCGGCCTGCTGGGTCAGGATGATCCCGACCAGATCCAGGGTGGTGGCACCCTGCGCCTGCTCGGAGATCTGCAGACCGACAGAGGTCGTCCCGATCGCCTTGGAGGTCTGGCTGGCGGTGATCGACACCATGTTGCGCGGCAGCGCGTTCTGGGCGATCGGCGTGGAACGGACCTCGTCCGGGCCGCGACGGTCGATCAGGGGCTGGGTGAAAACCTCGGAGGAGATGGTCTCGTCAGAGGCCAGCATCGCCTGAAGGGCCCGTGCCTCACGGCTGTAGTCGGAGGTCAGCGCGGCCTCCATGATGTTCATCACCACCTCGGGGAAGAACAGCCGAGAGGCCGGCGTGCTCTGACCCACCGGAGCGCCCGGGGAGACGATGGTGCCACCACCGGAGGGGGAGCTGGCCATCTGCACCGCGGAGAGCTTGGACATGCACTCGCCGGTCAGAACGTCCCGCACGGTCGAGGGGGTGATGCCGAGCCGGGGATCGGACTTGGTGAAGATGCCCAGGCTGCGAGCGCCCTGCTCGAACGCGGAGCCGAACCGCGGGTCAGCGTCCTTGTGAAGCTCGTTGACGATGTGCGCGGCCCGGATGTGATTGCGCTCGGCGATGTCGTAGTAGCGCAGCTCGAACGTGCCACTCTTGAGCTGGCCGCCTTCGGCGAAGTAGTTGAAGTTTGCGACGGTCATTGGATAGTCCTCTGAAGTTAGATTCTGTGGATTACAGCTTGCGAAGGAGGACTTCCTTCCCCGCCGTGCTTGGGCTGACCTCGAGGCCGACAACACGCCACCGGTCGATGCCGTCCTCGGTGCCAGCGGCGACCGCGACGTTGCCGACACCGGCGGTGCCGAGGGCGACAGCGGTGCCGGCGACCACCAGGTCACCCACCGCCAGGCCGCCGGCCTCGTCGACAGCGACCATCTCACGACCGGCGTCAGCGACCACGCCGCCCACCGAGAAGCCGTCCATGGTGCCGGCGTTGACCGACGAGATGAACCCGTAGATCTCGTCTCCAGCGGTGCAGATCACCACCGCATCGCCGGAGAGCTTGACCGGCTTGCCGATGTCCACGTAGGACGCCTGGCCGGTGTTGTTGCCGATCTTCTCGGTGCGGTCAGGACGGTAGGGGCTGATCTCCACCTGACGAGTGTTGCGAGTGGACGAATATGCCATGGGAAGTTCTCCTGGGAGTTAGCGTGAAATCAGTGGGAGCGCATGGAAGCGAGACGCTCTGCGACGACCTTGTTGGCAGACGCCTCGGCGCCGGCGGGGTCGTCAGCAGGGGGAGCAGAGCGCCGGCCGGTGGGCAGCCCCATCAGCTCCTCGTAGAGGGTAGCGTAGGTCGATGCCAGCTGCTCCGGGGTGGCGGCGGACAGGTCCGACTTGCGATGACCCAGGCCGACCTCGAGGCGCTCAATGGCGGTACGCATCAGCGGCGCCAGCCCCTCGTAGGAGGCGAGCTTGGCCTTGAGGGTCTCGTCAGCCAGCTCCATGCGCACGATCTTGCCCTGCAGCTGGGAGTTCTCCTCACGCAGCTCCTTGATCTGGGCGCTGAGGACCGCGGCGACACCGGTGTCGGTAGCGGCCGGGGTGGCATTGGCGGCACTGGCGGCAGCCGCCTGATCCTCGCCCTCGCCCTCATCCTCGTCACCGGTTACCTCAGCGCTGGCCTCTACGATGGGATCACCCTGACCCTCACCTTCGGCGGCAGGGGTGGCAGAGGCGCCAGCCGGATTCAGTTCGTCATCCTCCTCGACCACAGTGGAAAGAGAGGACAGAGGAACCCCGGCGAGAACGGATGCGCGATCCGATTCGCCACTCAGTACGAAGCGCTTGGCCATTTGAGAGTCTCCCGAAGTGATTGATTGATTGTGCGCTGTGATCAGCCTCGAGATCAAGCTGTCGACCGTCATCAAAGGCCCATCAATCAGGCCCATGTCGAGGCCGGCCTGACCGAAAAAGGTCTCTCCCGATGCCCAGGTCTGCTTGGATCCCTCGAGACTGAGTTGAGGGCGCCGCATTGCGACGTGCTCTGCGAATAGGTTGTGGAAGAAGTCGACCGTCGACTGGAGCTTCTCCTTGCCCACCTTGGTGATCGGCTCATACGGGTGCGGAACGGCCTTCTTCTCGGCACTGCGCACGATCGTCGGGTCGATGCCGTTCTCCTTGAGCATGCGGTGGCGCCCCATGAAGGTCACGATCGCCCCAATCGACCCCACCTGAGCGACCTTGGTCGCGTACATCTTGCGGGCCGAGGACCCCAGCCAATAGGCCGCCGAGAGCGCCTCAGACCCGGTCCAGGCGTAGACCGGCTTGACCCGATCCGCCGACATGATGGCGTCGGACGCCTCCCCGATACCCTCAGCCGAGCCCCCGGGAGAGGACCAGGACATGACGATGTCGGTGACGCTCTCCTCTTCCAGGAGCATGTTCAGCGCCCGGGTGATGGTCGGATACGCGGTCACGCCGAGCCACTGATTGAAGATCGACTCCTCCGCCGTCAGTCCGCCCGAGACATTGATCATGCCGACGTTGTCGTACAGCTCGATCAGCGACAGGGCCAGGTAGTCCTCGAAGCTGACCTCATCCTCGTCCGGATCGGCCAGAAGCGCCACCTTCGACGCCGACTGAGACCTCAGCCGAGCGTTGTTCGCCTGCTCCCAGCCCTCCGGGAGCGGCGTCTCCGCCATCCGGATGATCTGCTCGTAGGACCGCTCACTGCCGATCCAGATCTCAGGGACTCGAATCATGGTCGTGGTTCCTTGTCTTTGCCGCCGGCGGACGATGTCCCCTGCGGCGCGATAGCCTGGTTGCGGGCATTCGTCCCGCTGGCCGGAGCCGTATCCGGGGCCTTGGGGCTGTAGAACATGGTGCCCGAGAGCTGCTCGGCGCCGTTCGGAAGCGACCCCAGGTCGAGCATCACCTGCGCCTCGTCGTCCGTGATGCGGCCCAGACTGAGCAGCTCCAGGACCCGGTTGTGGCGCATGGCCTTGTGGGCCTCCAGCTCCTCGTCGGGGCGCAGATTGATCGGGGAGAACTCGAACTTCACATAGGCGTCGACCCCGTAGAGGCGCACCGCCAGCGTCAGCGCCCGGCTGAACACCTCCTCGACCGGGACCTGCACGATCCGAGCGACCTTCGTCGACAGCATCGACTCCGTCGAGGCCACGTTCTGCGACCCGCCCAACCGCATGCCGAGCATCGAAGGGTTTGACTGCAGCGCACTCGCCGCCAGCCCACTCAACTCCGAAAGCAGCTCCTTGAAGTCCTTCTTCTCACCGTTGGCGGCCAGTGAGTCCACCTCAGCCAGGTCGTAAAGGACCAGCGCCTCCTCCGGCTCCAGCCCCCTCAGCACCGCCTCGATCTCGTCGCGTACCTGATCAAGGTACTGGGAGAATTGAACCGGATCCGAGCGCACCGCCGCCGGAGCAGAGTTCGCCACCTTCTCGTAGTCCAGCTTGACCACGATGCGTGGCTCACCAGCCTTCCTCACGACCCGCCACATGTCCTCGATGTAGCTCTCGTACTGGAACAGCCGCTGCGCCCCTGCGGCCATCATCGGCCGGGCGTAGTTCTTATCGGTGCTGAGAATCGCCTCCGCGATGAAGACAGTCGGGAAGTTCAGCTCGACTTCCTGCGCGCCCTGGATGCGCTGCGCCGGATATCGTCCTCCCTCCCCATTCGATTTCCAAATCACTGAATCGTAAGGGAAAAGTACCAGGTTCTTCGGAACTTTCAGCTTGTCGAGAACCAGCTCCAGCCCGCACCCTCCGGTCTGCAAGACCTCAAACAGTCCCGTCGCCACGAGCAGCGATATGCCACGCCGATCGACATAGCCCTTGCCATAGTCCCACGAGGTGTCCAACGCCGAGATGATCGTCTCCGCCGCCAGCAACCCCTCCCGGGAAAACTCCTGGGTCCACGTCTCGTAGGCCGTCACCTTCCAGTTGCAGGCGCTCAGCGCCAGCATGTTCGTGATCGCCGTCGACACCAGGCCATTCGACTCGGCCAGATACCGCACCAACGCCGGCGCCTCGCGAATGCTGCGCGCATCCGTCACCGAGGCATTCGTGTTGGCCTGAGTCTGCTTGCGGACGTTCGCCCCCTTGTCGAACGGGGACGCCGGAGTCAGCGAACGCGCCTTCCCGCCGATTCTCGACGGCAGGATAACGGTCGGAGTGCCGCTCGGAGCCTCGCCGGCAAGAGAAACAACGGTGCGTTTGGTCATGATGGGCGCAGTTTAGCGATAAAAGTCAAGAACAGGAAGAACGACTGGTGTTCGTCCAGACTTCGTCTGAACGGACAGTCAGGGCATCCGCCCTTTGGGACGAACGGACTCTCCCAATCTCGCCTTGCCGACCAGCCGCGCCCCACTCGAGAGAGGAAAGATCATCCCGCCGATCTCAGCCATCTGGGCCGCCAGCCAGCAGTACAAGAGGGCAAAGAACCAGTGATCTGCCCCCTTCGATACCCACTTGAAGACCTCCTCGCCCATCGCGTCCTCATCCATCAGCCTCTTCGGCCGGCTCAGATGATCCTTCACTTCCTGCTCGAACGGCAATCCTTTCGGAAGAAGTATCTTCCCAGTGTTGAATTCTTTCACAAATTCGTCAATCGACCGAGTCCTGTTCGCCTTGATCACCCCCTCCATCTCGTCCGCCACGAACAGGTCCAGCGTCGCCCCACCCCGAGACCGCACGAAGTGAGACCCGTAGACCGAGTTCACAACGACCCGGTTCTGAACATACTTCACGATCGAGACATCCGGCTCGCTGTCGATCACACCCCGAACTGAACGGTACGCGTTGAACCGGTCGACAAACCTCTGGCCGGTCTCGTTCTCCCCACCCTGACGCACCGTCTCCATGTTGAAGATCTGGAGCTTCCCGTCGACCATCGCGCCATTGACCAGGTGGCTGACCTTGCCCACGTCCATTCCGGCGACCGCCCCGTAAACCCCAGCCGAGGTCGTGGGGAGAACCGGGTTGATTATGAACGCCCGCGACTTCGCCGACTCAATGATCTGGGAATCAGCCGACTCATACGGTTGCCCAATTCCGTACTGAATCCACTTAGGAGTCTTGCGGTATAACTGAAGGCTAGAGATAACTTGCGGCGGAGTGGTAATGGTCGCCGTGCAAAGAGGGTCCACATGGTACGAGTGTATCTCTCGATCCGGGAAGTGGGGGACCCATGCACGCAGAGCCGGGTCTGCAAGGTTCTCCTGAGATATAGGGGAACCGCAGTGTTCGCAACGTAACCATGCCTCTTTGACCTTGACATTCGGGGACTCCAGATCGTCCTTCACCAGCTCGGTCAGGCTCTTGTCAAAGCCGGGCAAGACGATGTGATTGAGGGAATCGACGGTGACCCACTGCCCGCAGGTCGTGTGGAAGCACAGGTAGACGTGCTGGGTGCCCAGCTCGTAGCTTTCGGATATCCCGGACTTCGGGAACAGCGGGGTCGAGAAGTCGAAGATGATCCGGTCCTGAGGCAGGTTGTGCTCGAGACGGGACTGGTAGGTCGCCAGCACGTTGGGATCGCCGAACGAGTACTCATCCCGGACCAGGATCCGAGCCGGGATGGAGATGGCCTGGGACTCCTTCTGAGCACCGCCGATGTGCAGGAAGCAAGAGCCGATCTGCTTGATCTCGGTCGAGTCGATGTCCCTCGACCTCGCCGCCATGAGCCTTGGAGAAGCCTTGATGACCGGGTCGAAACGGCTGGCCGCGAACTTGCTGGCGAACTTGGTCGAGGGCAACGCATAGATCGCATGCTCCCCGGTGAGTTTCATGAGAAGGGCGAGCACCGCCCGCACCATCAACTCCGAGACACCCTTCTGAGCCGCCTTCTGGATCACGATGTGGGGTGCCATGTCCTCCAGGATGCCGATCTGGAACTCATGCCCCTTGAATGACCAGTTGTGGGCAGGGTTCTTCGGGCTGCGCGTGTTGGTCGTCAGCCACAATGGGATTCCCGAGCGACCTCCCGCGGCCGTATAAGCGGCTTCCACCTGGTCGATGAGTGAGTCAAAAAGCTCTGGTTGTGCGGCCATTTGGGCTATTTTCGGTCAGAAATTGGTGAAAAGTAGGTAGTTGAGGCGAATTTTGGGGCAGTGCCGGTCAAAAAGGAAGGATTTACTCACTTTGCTGGGGTTTGGGGCAAAACGAGTCTGGTATGGAAATTTTGGGCGGGCAATTTTCTGAACCTTGCGTTGGGGCTTTCAGGCTCAGTTTGGGGCGTACGAGTTGGATTGCTCAGATTGGGATGCTCAGATTG